TTTAAAAAAATGAAACAATTAAAAATTCAAACCTATTATTTTGACGGAAAATCAATAATAGAACAACAGCAAAACGCTTTTATTAAAAATCAAAGGCTATATGTAGGAGATAAAAAAGTCGAATACACGATGAGCAATATTAACTACGAAATAAAAACGATAGGAGATACACCTACTATGATTTTGGTAAATCCTATGTTTAAAATGATAGCTATTAAAGAATTTGAAGAGTTTTTGTATAAGCAAACGGATTTATACAAAGCTTGCCTTGAATTATTAGAAGCCTCAAAAAAATAAAATTATGATACGATATAATAAAGAAACATTACAATTTGAAAATGTAGAAAATACCTATAAAAAGCCGTTTTATATTTTGCTTTTAATATCTTTGTTTTTGACCGCAAGTATATGTATGGCTTTTAATCTATTGAATCAGCAGAATATAGAATTAAACATTAAGACAACCGAAAGGATAGACTTTGAAATTCATAATCTAAATACTTTAAAAAAAGTCGATAGCTTTATAGATATTTTGCCTTTTAAAGATAAAAATCTAATAAAAAGACAGTATAGATTAGAATCCGGCAACCTAAAATCTGTTTTGACTCTAAAAAATAATAACATTTTTGGTATGAGGGGCAGCAAAAGAAGGCATACATACATAGGAATTTGCGAAAATAACTACGCTATTTATTCTAATATTCAGATGAGCGTACTCGATAGGTTAATGTATGAGATTTATGTAAACAATCTAAAAACCTATGCTGAAGATAAAAATTATCTAACTAAATTAAAAATAAAGTAATGACAACACAGGCAACCAACGCAGACGCATTAAGACTTTTTAAGATTACGCATTTCACTGAAATTGTGAATCAATACATAGCTGGATTGCAAAAAATTAAAAATGTAAAGGTATTGAATTTAATTAATTCTATTTATTCACGTAACAAACAATACAAAAGAGAGCTAAAATTACTACTTGGAAATGAATTTGAGAATGTATTTCCAGAGCTTAACAGCGAAAGAATATTTCTTTATATGGATTTGCACGATAAATTGATATACTTAAATGAACAGCAATTGCAGGAAGTAATAGACTCGATTGAAATAGTAGAAAATTAATATAAAATTTAAAAATATGATATTAAAAAGATTAGGAAATAAACAAAAAATAGCACAAGATATAATTAAGCATTTTCCTGAGCATAAAATCTACATTGAGCCGTTTTTTGGTGCTGGTGGAATGTTTTTTAATAAACCAAAGGCAAAATACAATATTGTTAATGATTTGGATAGCGATGTTTTTAACTTGTTTATGGTTGTAATAAATCAAAAAAAAGAACTTGAAAAGGCTTTTTATATTATGCCAATACATTCGGATTTATTAAACTATTGGAAACAAAATAAAGAAACTGAGCCGATTAAAAAGGCGCTTAGATTTTTGTTTTTGAGCAACTTCCCAAATCCGCAAAGTGGAGCGATTAAACAACGTATGCAAGTAAATGATAAAAAAATATTTTTTGAAAATATTGATAAAACTTTTGATTTAATAAATGATGTTACTTTTATAAATAATGATTTTAAAAAGTTTTTAAATAATATGTATTGGCACGAAAATAGACCAAATCAATTAAAAGAAAGTTTCATTTATTGTGACCCACCTTATTTAGGAACTAATGATAATTATAGTAATTCATTTACTGAACAAGATAGCATTGATTTATTTGATTGTTTACAAGCTACTGGGTGCAAATTTGCAATGAGTGAATTTGATAATGAGTTTATTCTTAACCAAGCAAAAGAAAGAGGATTGAATGTAATAATTATTGGCGAAAGGAAAAACTTAAAAAATCGTAGAACAGAAATTTTAATAACTAACTATAAAAAGTTACAACTTGAATTATTTTAATTAATCTACATTAATATTTTGAAAAAAAATATACTTTTTTTAATTTTTTTATTGACATTTGTAAAAAACGTATTATCTTTGCAAAACAATTTATAACAATTATTAACAATTTAAACTAAAAACAATGATAGAAGCATTAAAAGAAACATTAGGAGCGGCACTTACATTCGGCTCAATTATTTTACTTGTATTTTTATGGGGTGTATGTAGTGTATTAGTAGATGACATTAAAAACTATTTAAAAAAGTAATTATATGAAACGAATAGAAAATATTGAAATATTATCAGAAAAAAATGTAGTTAAATTTTATATCGAATGCGACTGCGGATTTACACAAACATATTTTGCAAAGGAAGTATTGAATTTCTTTAAAGAAAACGATATTATTAAGGATTATGAAGTAGATACATACAAAGGCGAAGTTCACGGCGAAATAGATTTGATTCATTGCTTTGACAAAGGACTTGATACCGAAAAAATAAGTATTGAAGAGCTTACTATCTATGAATTTGTCGATGAAAGCTATGACTTATTCGAATACTTCTTAAACCAACGATTTAATAACTAAAATATAAAAAAATGAACGAGAAAAAACTACAAGAGCAAATCCTTGAAATAGTAAACAGGATTGCAAAAGCAAAAGAAGATAGGAACGTAGAGTTCTATCAGCACAAAGCGTACTACAAAGCAAATGAATTGTATATTTCAATGCTGGAGGATGCAGAAATTAAATTGATATTTGAATTAAATAACTTATTAAAATAAAAAAAATGGAAAATAACGCACAAATAGATAAAAGAATTAATCTAACTTTGACAAAGTTAATCTTATTGTCAGACATAGATAATAGAATTTCAGTATTACAATTTCACCCAAGAGTTATAGAAATTGAAATAGATGAGAAGCATACTCATTACTTGGTAATTGAGGACGCAGACGATATAATAAAAGCAGTACAAAATTTATTAAAAAACTAAAATTAAAAAGAAATGAAAAATTTATTTAAAGCATTAGCTGATTTTCAGCAAGAAGTACCGGTAATATTAAAAGACACGCAAGCATATGGATATAAATATGCAGATTTGCCAGAGATATTCAAAATTATTAACCCATTATTAAAAAAGCACGGACTTGGATTTGCGCAACCTATACACGAAGGCTGCATTAAAACAATTTTATTTCATATTGAGTCTGGTGAACGTTTGGAATCAGATACAATTATTCCGCAAGGAGTTCAATTGAAAGGAATGAATGACTTTCAAGTTTTGGGTAGTGCAATAACTTACATTCGTAGATACGCTTTAAGTTCTATTTTAGGTTTGGTAACTGACAAAGATACAGATGCGGCTGGAGAACAAATAAACGAGCTTAAATGGCTCAATAAAGGAACTGAAGAATTCAATAAAGTGCAAGCTGCCTTAAAAAGTGGCAAAGCTACAATGGACGATGTAAGGAAAAAGTTCAAAGTATCAAATGAAATTGAAAATCTTTTAAATTTTTAACAAATGGAAAGTTTACACATAAATTCAATAACACAATCCACAAAAGCCGAGCTTGAGAGCTTGGCTGGGGTTTTGTTTGAAAATTCAGAAGGCTACGAAATGGAATTGTATATTTTTGCTAAAAAATTAGAAACATTATCTAAAATGTTACAAGAATTAAGCAATGAAACGGCTCTAAATGAAGCCGAAAAGCTAAAAGGTGAGATAATGTTTGGCTATGAAATAAACGTGCGTGAAACAGGCGTTAAATACGATTATTCAAAATGCAATTATGCACCTTATAATAGCTTAATTTCACAAAAAAAGCAAATAGAAAGTGAGCAAAAAACAATGGAGGCACTATTAAAAGCAATTTCAAAGCCAACGGAGATAGCAGATTCTGAAACTGGTGAAATATTAACAGTAAAGCCACCAATTAGAACAGCAGGTACAAGTATTGTTTTAACTAATAAATAAATGATATGAACAAAGCACAAATTAAAGAAGAAGAGCAAAAAAAGCAATTAATAAGACAGTATACTGAAGAATTATTTGGAGATAAATACTCAATAACTTTTGTTTGCAGAGGCAAAAACTCAACTTATAGAAGTGAAATAATTGAAGAAATAGCCGAAATTGAGTCTATATTGCAATTAGTGCAAGAAAAATTAGATTTTTGCAAAAATTTAAAAAAGCGAACTTCAGAAAATGTAGCAGAAAAATATGCTTTGATTTATTGCTTAAGAAATAGATTAGGTTATAGACCAAGAGCAATTGCACACGTCTTAACAAATCGAGACCATACTACAATACCATACGCTTGCCAAAAAGCAGAAGACTGGCTATACACAGAAGACCCAATTTTTACAGATATTATTTTCCAAATTACACAAATTATATAAAAATGAACATAAAAGAATTAAAAGCTGAATTAAAGCAAAAGCTTGGTGATAAATATGAAATTATCATTAAGTTGAAAAAAACAAAACAAATGCGAGATAAAACTCAAAGAGAGATAAAGGAAATAAAGGACGCTATTATATCGGAGGGTATTGATTTAACAAATAAAGAACTAAAAATTGAATTTTTGAAAGATTTATACGAGAATGGTTATTCGGTTGTAGCACTCAAAGAAGTATTTGGCTTTAAATCGCACACTAATTTATACTATTACCTTAAAAAATAAAAATATGAGTACAAGAACAACAATTATATTAACAAATGACAACGAACATTGGTACAATGACGGTTCAGAGCCATTAACTGGCATTAACGAAAATACATACAAAGATGTCATAACATTAGAATTTAGCAAAAAAAACATTAGAATAGACCTTAATGATGATGAAGATTTGGTAATTTCTATAATCAATCCTAACTGTGAGATATACGAAGTTTTTTCAAAATTAGCTAATAAGCTGCGGTGATTTTAGCCACTAACGGTAGGCAGATAAGCGAAGGCACAAATAGCGTTGGCTTTAGCAAGGGATTTGGGCTTTTGCTTATGTGCTGTTAGCAGAAGTACGGTGTAATTAAAACGAATTTTTAACTTAAATAAATAACAAAATGAAAGTAACAGTAACAGAGTATTTAGGTATCCAATTAGAAGAAGTTTTTAGCGGTTTGACTTTAAAAACCGAAAGTGGTGAAACTATGTCAATTTGTATGCGAGATAGTGGCTTTGAGTTCAATTATCAAGGCGAATGGTATTTTGCAAAAGAAGGTTATGTTGAGCCATTTCACAAGTCAGTTAGAGATAACTATTTAGTTTCTGAACTGCAAAGACACGACCATAATTTAGATGCAGATGCAAAGCCTGTTAGTAACGGTCAGTAGTATTTCTGCTAACATAAAATTACACGCAATTAACATAATATATGAGTATAGAAGAGGCTGAAAAATTGATATTTTCGCAAAGATATAGTATAGATATAGAACCAGCGAATGCTTTTATTGAGATTTTAACTACAGAAAAAAAGAAAATTGTAAAAAAAAGGCAAAAATGTTTAATTTTGTCGGTAAATATTAGCCAAAATGATGAGATACTTTATTTGGTAGAATTAAATAATAAACGATTTTATAAAGAAAAAAAAGAAATAATAAGATGATAAAAATAGGAGGACAATTTAGTGGAGTTGGTGCATTTGATACTGCTTTAAACAGATTAAAAATACCTTTTAAAAATGTTTATCAAGCTGAATGGGATAAGTATGCTCGCCAAACATATTTGGCTAATAATGAAGAGCCAGAATATTATGTAGAAGATGTAAATGATACACCAATAGAAGAAATTACCGAAAAGCACGGAAGTTTGGATATTGTAATGTTTTCTCCTCCTTGTCAAGCGTTTAGTTTGGCAGGAAAAAGACAAGGCAAAAATGATTTGAAAGGTAGGGGAATTTTATTTTTTAATTCACTTGAATTTATTGAAAAAAATAGACCAAGATTTTTCATATTTGAAAATGTTAAGGGATTATTAAGCGATGATGGAGGAAATACCTTTAATGAATGGCTAAATTTTTTAGGTGGGAAATCTATAAATGGAAGCGGTGTTTTATTTTCTTTTGATGGATCAGTTCCATATCATATTTATTTCAAAGTTTTAAATGCAAAAGACTTTGGAGTTCCACAGAATAGAGAGCGTATTTTTATAATAGGAATAAGAGACGACCAAGATAATAATTTTATATTTCCAAAAGAAGAATTTTTAGAAAAAAGGCTCAAAGATGTATTAGAATCAGAAGTAGATGATAAGTATTATTTGAGCGAAAAAATGTTAGAATTAATTACATATGCTAAAAATGGAAGTATAGAAGTTGCTAATATTAACAAAGGAGGACAAAAAGGTATCGTTGTAGATGCAAATGGAACTCATATAGGATGTTTAAGTGCGACGGATTACAAACTTCCCAAGTTAATAATGGAAGAGCCAAAATATGGAAATAAAGCGCTAAATGAAACGTTGAAAAAAGTTACAATTAATAAAATTGCAATATTAGATACTTATAATAAATGTTCTAATGAAGAAATTTCACATACAATAACAACAAGAGTAGACGCAAGCTCAAATACATTTGTCGCAGAACCTATTTCGCATTCTTTATTTCCAAGATCAAGTAAAACTGGAAAAGGTGGAACTGGTCATTTATCCAAAAACGATGGAACTTCTTATTGTATAGATACAGGATGTAGTCAAGCAGTTGAATATTCAAATAAAATAAGGAAATTAACACCTGTTGAATGTTTTAGGCTTATGGATTTTCCAGATTCATTAGTATATAATGCAAGAAAAGCTGGGGTTTCGGATTCTCAATTGTATAAACAAGCTGGAAATTCAATTGTAGTATCTGTCTTATGTAGAATTATTGAAAGATTAAAATTATAATGGAAATAAAGCCTAAAATTTGTGTCATTTGCGAAAGTGAATTTATACCATACCGAACTACTCAAAAAGTATGTAGCAACGCTTGTGCAATTAAAGATGCAAAAATTAAGGTAGCTAAAAAGGAAAAAGCAAAAGGGAAAAAGGAAGTAATGACTTTAGCTGAATATTTAAAGCTGGCACAACAGGTTTTTAATCAATATATCAATTTAAGGGATAATGATTTACCCTGTATAAGTTGCGATTGTGAGGTAAAAGCACCAAATGCAAGCCATTTTTTTTCAGTTGGTTCAACTCCAAGTTTAAGATTCAACGAAGACAACGTACATACGAGCTGTATTAGATGCAATTTATATTTACACGGCAATATATCTGAATATGCTATAAGACTGCTTAAAAAGATAGGAAAAGAAAGGTATGAGCTGCTTTTATCTTCAAGAAATAAAACAAGAAAATATACAATAGAAGAGCTAAAGGATTTAATCGCTGAATATAGAAAAAAAATTAAGGAAATTAAAAATAAAACTTGACAATTAAAAAATACCTACTATCTTTGCACAAATTTATTCATATGACAATGAAAGAAATAGCTCAACGTATTCTATTACAACAAGGGCAAAAAACTAATGAAAAAGACTTATCTGATTGTGTTACTAAATACAGATTGGCAAATAACAACAAAGAAAGGATAGAAGCTATTGTAGCTTTGGAACTTGAAATCGAAAAAATCAAAGATTCTATGGATTTGGCTGGCTTCCGTAGAAGTGAACAATTTGAAGTCAGATATTATTGGCTAAAAAACTTGGCAAAGGAATTAAAAATCATTTAAAAATTATTTAATAAACTAAAAAAAAGAAAATTATGTTAATCAATTTGTATGTAAAAGAATTAAAAAAATCTATCACCATTTCAGTTAATGAAAACGTAGATAATTATGGTAACAATGTAGCCGCTTGGGAATCGCAAACAAAAGAGCAAAGAGATGCAAAAGCACCAAGAAATTATGTAGGGAATGGAACTGTAGTATTTTCAAAAGCAAAAGAGTACCCTATCGCACCAAAAAAAGAATTTACTCCAAAAGCAGGTTTATCTGATGACCTTCCATTTTAGTTATGAATACACCAAAACATTACGATAATTCAAAAGGTAGTCTATATAAGTTTGCCGAAGACCATAATCTTAACGCATGGGAATTTGATATAATCAAAAGAATTACAAGATGCCGAAAAAAAGGTAATTTTAATGAAGATTTGGAAAAGACAAAGGTTGTAATAGACTTATATTTAAAAGAATATGAGAATAATTAGTAAAAAATAACTATATTTGCACAATGGAAGAGCTATTACAACAAAGATTAAATACTATTTTCGAACTTAATAAGCACGATAGAAACGTTCAATTTCTAAAAGAACTTGGATTAAACGATATTAACTTATTTACGAATGAGATAATGCTTATATATAGCAAAGAATCCGATTTGAGTGCTAAAAATAGAAATTTAATGAGCAGAATTTACTTCAATTTATATAGAACAATTCAAGCTCAAAAGGAAATAGAAGAAAAAAAAGCAAATGAAATTGAGGCTTGTCCAGAGGGTGGCGAAGGCGAAATTATTAAAGTAAAATAAAATGGAAGGGTTAGCTATAACAATAATCTTTATTATTGCGTCAATATATTGGGTTAGAAATAGAAAAAATTAATTTTAAAAAAATGAAATATCAAAAATTAGAAAAATTAGTAATTGAATGGGCAAAAGAAAAAGGAATACTTGAAAAAGGAACTCCATTAGCTCAATGGAATAAAACAGCTGAAGAAGTTAATGAACTAAATGATGCTTTATTTGATGATAATAGAGAGGAAATTATAGACGCTTTAGGTGATATTTTAGTAACCATAATTATACAAGCCGAAATGCAAGGTTTAAAGCTAGAAGAATGTTTGGAGTCTGCTTATAATGTAATCGCAAAAAGAAAAGGCAAAATGATAGATGGTCAATTTGTTAAAGAAGATAGCGTTTTGAATGATTATAATAATCTAATTTACTAATAATATGAAAGTTTCTTTTGACATAGATGGCACTTTGAATACTGTAGCAGGAAGAAGAATGCTTGAAAAAAAGCAAAACGACCCACAATATAAAATTTATGTAGTTACAGGAAGATGCAGAGATGAAAAAACATTGGAATATACAAAGAGTTTAGGGATTCCAGATTATATGGTTTATTTTACCTGCGGAAAGCCTAAATGGAAAACATTAATGGCATTAGGAATTGAACTACATTTTGATAACAATGCAAATGTAGCAAAGGAAATTAGAGAAAAAACAGATACAAAAGTTGAGATATTAAATGGCTAAAGAAATTTACATTGATTTTATTATTGAAGAGCTTGAAAAAGGGAACGTCAAATACAATGATGTGATGTTAGTATTTGTTAGTAAATTTGAGCTAACAGAACAAACGTTTGTAAGGTATTGGAAAAAAGCAAATGAAGTGTATTCAGAGCGCCGTAGTTTAATTAACGAGGCAAAGTTAAACGAAGCTATCAATCAAGAAAAAGAAGCCGTTAAAACGCTTTTATTGAGCAAAGTTGATAGAATGAGAATTGCTGAAGATATAGCACTTGGAGAATCATTTGAGTCAAATGGAAAAATAATAACACCAACTCCATCAGAGAGAATGAAAGCATTAGAATATTTATCTAAAATAGACGGAGATTTTGCAACTACTAAAGTTGAGCAGACAAATACTGTTATAGAAGTAATAAGAAGGGATGCGGATAGTATTGAATAATTTGCACGAAGGGCAAAAGCAAATAATCAAAAATAGAAAAAGATTTAACGTTGTAGCTTGCGGAAGGCGTTTCGGTAAAACTGCTTTAGCAGAGCAATTAATAATTGATGACAACCAGTTAGCTATTGGATTGCTACACGGCAGTAAAATAGCTTACTTTTGCCCTACTTATAAGATGCTTGGCGAAGTATTCAAATCGGTAGTCAATATCTGTAAGGATATAATAAGCCGAAAAGATGAGCAAAATAAAAGAATTGAAACAATAACAGGCGGTATATTAGACTGCTGGAGTTTGGATGCAATCGATTCTGTAAGGGGAAGGAAATACCATAGAGTAATATTAGATGAGTATGCAATGCTCAATACACTAAAAGCTCAAGACGCTTGGGAGCAATCTATAAGACCTTTGCTAACGGATTATAAAGGCGATGCCTACTTTTTATCCACACCAAAAGGCAAAAATCATTACTTTCACGAGCTATTTAACTACCAAAATAAGTTAGACAATTGGAAATCCTTTCAAATGCCGACTACGTCAAACCCTTTTATTGATAAAAGTGAGGTCGAAGAAGCAAGATTATCTTTACCTTTGACCGCTTTTGAGCAGGAATATTTGGCGCAGTTTACTGACAAAGTGCAAAACGTTGCGATGCACAATTTCAATGAAGACTTGCACGTCAAGCCTTGCGAAAATAATCCATTATATCCTTTGATATTCTCAATTGACTTTAATACCAGCCCATTAGCTTGTATTGTGATGCAGGAATACAAAGAAGGGTTAAATCACTACATTAATATAATAAATGAAATCAAAATAGAGAATGCAAAGACTCAAGATTTGATTAATGAGATAAACTTGAGATATACTCCAATAGAATTGAGTAGAGCAAAGTTTACAGGAGATGCTACAGGTCGAACTGAAACAACTGCAAACCTATCTAATTGGCTACAAATACAAAAAGCTTTCAATTTAGGGCAAAGGTTAGAAGTTCCAAGAGCAAATCCAAGCGTGATATCTTCAATAGAATTGTGTAATTTTGTTTTCTATAGGCATAAAAACGTATCTATTGACCCTAAATGCAAAAATTTGATTTATGAATTGAAATATACCGAAGCTGACGAAAAAGGATTGGTCAAAAAAGATAGAAATGACGCTGCGCAAAGAGCAGATTTTTTAGATACTTTAAGATACGCTTTTAATACATATTTCCTTATTAAGCGAAACATTTTAAAGGAAAATATTTACTTTAACATTTAATTTGTATATTTGCATAATGAATAATATAGATAATATAGAAAAATGGAATGATATTCCAAATTATGAAGGCGTTTATCAAGTATCTAATTTAGGTAATGTTAAATCTTTAAAAAGAATAATTAATTGGAATAATACATTTAGAAACCAAAATGAAAAAATATTAATTGGAAGAAATGATGGTAAAGGTTATTTATCAGTAATTTTGCAAAAAGATAATATTAGTCAATCATTTAAAATTCACCAATTAGTTGCTATGGCGTTTTTAAATCATATACCTTCTAAACATAGTATTGTTGTAGACCATAAGAATAATATAAAAAATGATAATAGATTAGAAAATTTACAATTAATAACTAATAGAGAAAATTGCTCAAAAGATAAAAAAAGAAATTTGCCTATTGGAGTTGTATATCATAAAAAAAATATGAAATTCCAAGCTCAAATTAGACATAATGGGAAAAATAAATATTTAGGACAATTTAATACAGCATTAGAAGCTTCGGAGGCATACAATAAAGCACTTAAAAATTTAATATATGATTCTATTTAATTTAATTGAAATATTTTCCATAAGTATTATTGTATCTTTTGCAATAAATTCGTTTCATTTGGCAAGTCAAGATGGAATGATTTTTGGAAAAATATTTGATTTTTTAGACTTGATAATAAAAAAAGATTGGATTAAAAAACCATTGTTTAAATGCCCAACGTGTCAAAGTAGCGTTTGGAGTTTACCTGTTTTGTTTTTTGAACCAATATATTATCCTTTTGTTGTGATTAGTGTGAGCGTAATTGCAACTTTACTTTATGATAAATTATTTAACAATTATGAGTAATTCATATTGCTATCCATTATTGGAAGCTTCAATTTGTGATACAAACTTACTTTTGGCACACTCGTTAAACGATGTAGTGCTTAAATTTAAGAAAAAAGGGCAAAGTTGCTCTATCAATTTACCTACTCAAGGTGGTGAAATATACCTAACTGACGTGGAAATATTAGAAAACTTTGATAATGCAAACATTTTTCAGTTAAGTTTAACCGATACAAACGGAACTATAATACCAATTGAGTATATCGATTGTGAAGGGAACTTTGAAAGTGCAAACATTATAAAATTAAGATTTAACGACTGCGAAAACCAAAACGATATATTATTTCAAATTTGCGAGTAAAAATGAAAAATCCATTCAAAAATATCTTTGGAAAAAAGGTTAAAACACCACACGGAAATCAAAAAATGATTTACGCTTTCACTTCTGTAGGTGGTTATAAGTATTATAGATTCAGCGATACAATGAGTCAAATCAATTTTGAACGCTATCACGCTCAATATACTACAAGATTAATGGAGATGCAAAATAGAATAACAAACGTTACTCTAAATGAATGGATTGAAACAACAAGAACGTTCAATAATATAAACCAATATAGGTCAGCAGTAGAGGCATTAGATATTAGAAGGCAAATTGCAATGGATACAAATATGCTTTACGAGTTAATGGCAATTTTATATCTGCGTGAAGATGAAAAAAATGAAGCCATTTCAAATGAGTTTCTACTTGAAAAAGCAAAGGACATTAGAGATACTTTGATGACCGCTGAAGATAGCGAGGTTTTTTTTTGCGAACCAATCTTGCAGGACTTTTTGAAATCGCAAAATTTATCAGCATTGAACTTGAATATATTAGCGCAAAATTTGGAATCGCAAATGGAGGTGTTTCGGAAGGTAATGAAACAGATACAACAAAAAACCCAGCCAAACTAATATTTGATTATCAAAGGCAAATAGAACAGCAGATAACATATATTAGCGAAAGTGTAGAAGAAGAGAATTTGATTAAACAAAGCCCTATGAGTGTGTATTTTTCGGCTTTGCGTAAGTTTCAAATAAAAATAAAAAACCTAGAAAAACAAAACAAAAAATAGTATGGCAGACGAGATAATAATAAAATATAGAGCCGACATAACAGAACTGAAAACCGATTATGAAACCATAAAAAAGGAATCAAAAGAAGTCGAAAAAGCAGTTGGCAAACCTATAAAATTAGATTTAGATACTAAAGAAATCGAAAAAGACTTAAATAATGTATCTAAAGCAATAGACAACACAAACAAATCAAGTGGTGGTTTAAGTGGATTAACTGAAAAATTAAAAGGTGGTTTTAAAGATTTAGGTAGTTCCATTGGTGGTTTATTTAATCCAATGACTGCAATGGCTGCTGCTGGGACTGCTATTGTTGGTGTTTTTTATAAAATGATTAGCGTCAATAGTGAATTTCAACAATCATTAGCAGAATTACAATCTATCACAGGGGTAACTACTCAAGATTTGGAATTTTATCGAAACCAAGCAAAAGAAATAGCTCAAGATAAAACATTAAGTTCAAGTTTAAGTGAAACGGTAAATGCTTTCAAATTAGTAGGTAGTGCTAAGCCAGATTTGCTACAGAATAAAGAGGCATTAGCTGAAGTAACAAAACAAGCTATCTTATTAAGCAAAGCAAGTGGTGATTCATTAGAGAGTTCGGTTAATTCATTGACTGGTACTTTAAATCAATTTAATTTAGGTGCTGAAGAAAGTTCAAGAGTTATTGATATATTAGCCGCTGGTTCAAAAGCAGGTGCGGTTGCTATTCCAGATTTGGCACAAGGGTTGGAAAAATTTGGCGCTGTTGCAAAAGCAAACAATGTAAGTGTAGAGCAATCTGTCGCATTACAAGAAACTTTAGGAGATAAACAAATAAAAGGTGCAGAAGCTGGAACACAATTAAGAAATATCATTTTAAAATTAGCAAATGCTGGAAAAGGTTTTGTAAATGGTCAATTTGATATTAATGCTGCATTAGAACAAACAAAAAATGAATTTGGTGCTATTCAAGACCCTGTAAAACGTTCGCAAGAATTGACTAAATTGTTTGGGTTGGAATCAGTTACAGCTGGTCAAATATTATTAGATAGTACTGACAAATTCAAACAATATACAGCAGCGGTTGGTGAACAAGGTGTTGCTTTAACACAAGCTCAAACAAATACTAATACTTTTCAAGGTTCTTTAACAAGATTATCAAATAGTTTTGGTGCATTACTTGCTGGTGGTGGTGGAATATTAAATGTATTCACTCCAATTATAGATGTTATAGCTGATGCTTTACCATATATTGGTAACTTTTTTAATGAAATTGGAACTGGAATAAGTACATTTTTTAGCGAAAGCGAATATATTCAAAGAATTGCAGATTTATTTAGTTCTTTATTTAATACAGTAAAAGAAGTTGCTGTTGGAGTCGTAGGCGTTTTTGATGAAATAGTAAGTGCTTTTGGTGGAACTTCTGATATGGCTTCAAGTTTTGCAAAAGCATTTGATATTGCTTTTTCTATAGTTAGAGCATCTTTAGAATATGTAATTTTAGGGATAAATACTTTTAAAGATATATTGGTTGGCGGTTTGCAATTAATAAAACTACAAGTTCAATCATTTGTTAGTTTTTGGTCAGCAATATTTAGAGGTGATTTTAGAGGTGCAATTGGTGTAGTTGGTGATTATATTACAGGATTATCTACTATTTTTACTAATACTTTTGGAAAAATAAAGAATAATTTAATAGATTTTATAAAGGGAATGCTTAAAATAGTAGAACCTTTTGCATCAATGTTTAATATAGATATAAATAAATTAAATAAACAACTTGACCAAGCTAAAACTGTATTCGCTAAAAATTCAAAAGAAATACAAAAAGGCGAAAAGAAAAATCTACAAACAACAGCCGCTGCTACTGCAACTGCTGTTTCTACTTCTACTGAAAGTGGTGGAAAAGGTGGTAAAACAGCAAAAGGTAAAACAAGAGAACAATTAGAAAAAGAGGATAATGATAAAATATTAAAGCAAAGAGATGAGGCTTTAAAAAAAGTAAGTGATGTAGAAGTAAGAGAACAGAAAAAATTGATTGCAAAATTAGAAGCTACAGGAGCTTCAAAAACAAAAATAGAAGAAGAAAAAATAAAATTACTTGAAGCCGAACAAAAATATAATAATGAATTATTAGCTGTTAGAAGTTCATTTGCAAATCAATTAGCAAATAAATATACAGAAACAAAGCAAAAAGAACTTGAAGCTATTATAGATGGAAATAAAAAGATTAAAGAAGAAGAGGATAAAATTGCAAATGAGCGTACGAAATTTGAAATAAACCAAGCGTTATCACAAAAAGACCCAAGAACTGGTGAATTGGAAAATCTCAAAAAGCAACTTCAAGAGCAAACAGGTTTAACAATTGAAGAGGAAAATAAAAGAAAACTTGAAATTCTTAAAATAGACCAAGAAATTATTTTGTCAAAAGCCAGAAATAATGAAAAAGCTATACAAGATGCTTTACAAGCTGGTGCAGATTATGAAGGTGAGGCTATACAAAATGCTTTGAAAGCAAACGTAGACTTAAATAATCAACTTATTGCTAATAATAAAGCAAGAAGGGCTGAAGAAGAGAAACAAGAAATTGAAGCTGCTCAAAAACGTAAACAAATGCTTCAAAATCAAGTTGACGAGTTATTTGCTTTTGCTAATAATGGCATACTACTTCAATTAGGATTTGACCCACAGGCTATAGCAAAAATAAAAGGAGATATTGAAAATATTAGAAAAATATTTGATAATAAAGACTCAAGCGATGAAGATAAAATAAAAGCAATTGCTAGTGCTGCAAGTAATGCCGCTATGATGGGAGTTGATATGTTAGCAGCAAGTGAAAAAGCCGCAAGTGAAGAAAGAATAGCACAATTAAACGCAGAACAAGAGGCTGAATTGGCTGCGGCTGGAGATAATGAAGAGAAAAAAGCAATGATTAGACAAAAGTATGAGCAAAAAATTAAAGCTGAAAAAAGAAAACAATTTGAAGCTGATAAACGTGCGTCTATTTTAAGGGTAGTTATAGCAACTGCTGAAGCTGTAATAAGAGCAGTAGCTGCAAGTCCAATGACAGGTGGTTTGCCATTTTCTGCTATTGCTGCGGCTATTGGTGCGGCTCAAATTGCTTTAATAGCATCACAACCTACTCCAAAATTCAAAGATGGAGTTGTAGGATTTAATGGTGTTGTAGGTGGCGTTGGAACTGGTACAAGTGATAGCAACTTAGCTTGGCTTTCAAAAGGTGAATCAGTAATTCCAGCACAAGCGACAGGACAAAATCTTGGATTGGTTAGTTCATTAGTTAATGGCGATGTAGATAAATATATCAAATCGCACTATATTTTGCCTGCTATTGAGCAAAAAGAAGCGGAGGTAATACAAACGTCACAAAAAAGAATTGACGATATAGAAAGCAAAATAATCAATAGAACTATATCAAGAACATTAGAGGCTATGCGAAAGGATAATAAAGTAAATACAGCCGAGATAGTTACAGCAATTAAAAAGGATAAATTTACGCTATAATGAACGATTTGATATTAGAAGTTTTAAAAAAAATTCAAAGTGTGATAAAAAAGTAATATATTTGCGCTACTTTCTTTTCTTTTAAATTAGTTTTCCCTCATATTTTTTATATTTATGGGGGTTTTTTTATTAATATAGATTAATTTTTAAAAATAACTATTGACATTTGTTAAATTATATTTATTTTTGCACTACAATTTATAACAATTAAAAACAAAAAAAATGGAAATTAATATAGCAACAGGAAGAGAAATGTGCCACGCAATTTGGGATGATGACTTTATGAAAGTAATTGAACTTGCAAAGAATGGTGATGGCGATATACAAACGATTGAAGTAAGCAATAATAACGTAGATATATTTAAAGATAATGACTACGCTATATTGGTAAGCAAAAAACAAATGGAGATTATTCGTAAACTTGAAAAATTAATTTAAAATTAAAAAAAAAGTATTATCTTTGCAAACCATCTGGGACAAGTAGAGGTATTCAAATTTGAAATTCGACTTTATTAAGTCTTTTTTTATATCGCCTATTAAAGCTTGTCCCTTTGGTAGGCTTTTTTTATGCTTAAAATTTAAAGGTTCTACTCACTACCAATTAAAAAGTGTTTAAATAAATTTTAAAAGTAAAATAAAGTAGTAATTAAAGACGCTATATAAAGTCTAGCTCTGTTTTATCCTTAACAACTAGCGACTAGAACCCGAAAGGTAAATATAGTGAGTGAAAAATGTACAGCTTGTAGTTCTATGTACATACCTTGGAATGAGGTGGGAAGCACAAATGCTTTAATTGCTAGGTAAGTTTAAGCAACTTTATCAAAAACTTTTTTGGATTTTGATTGTTTTTAAAGTATTAAATTCATTTCATAGTTCTAGGAAGTAATAGGATTTCTATGTTCAATAATGAAATAAAATAAAAAATTATCAAAAAAATGATTAAATTTGCACGATGCAATTAATTGAATTAAATATAAACGGAAATAATGTAGCTTTTTTAGACCAACCAGATGGCTTGGATAAAATTCAAATAGGTTATGACCGTGATGTTCCTTATAATGGTTTTAAAGTAGAAGCCAAAGTAACTTTAACATTTTATTGTGGAAGTGGATATAATGCTTTAAAAGCGGAATATGAACGTGCTTTTGTGGATGGTGTTGGCTATCTTGTTATTTCAGAAACTTGCAATAACATAGAAACGGCTTTTACTTTCAAATTAGATTTTACAAAATACAAACAAACTACAGAAACAATACAGATTGGATTGGTAGAAGATAACGCCGTTGGTAACTTAAAAGACTTATTAGAAGTAGAAAAAGAAATCCCAGAAGGCGATGCTGAAGATATTTATGTAAGAAATTTAGATATTAAATATCAATATCACGCAAATAAAAGTACATTAGTTGAAACTCCATTTAAAGCAGATACAGAAGCTTATGGAATGGATATAAATATAAGTAACTTTGGATGGCAACCAATGTTAGGGTGTGCCTTAAACCCTAAAACAGATACAACCATTAATGAACTTGAAGCTGGGAATACTTTAACGGCTGAAACTGCTCAAATTTTAGGCACTTATGATTACATTCAAATATCAAGTGGTGATAGAATTGAGGAAATAGTTGGTCAATCAATAACATATCCAGTTAATTTATATATAAGTGGATTAGAACCTCAAGAAATATTCAAAAATGAAATTGAAAGTGGAATATTAAAAGTTGAAACAAATGGAAGTACAGCTTTGGGGATAACTTCGGTAGGTGGTATAAATTTTAAAGGCAATCTTTTAAATTTTAAAGAAATAATTTCAATAGGTAGGACTTATCAAAATCCAAGATACACAAAAATAACTCAATTGAGTGGAAATACAATAAAAACACAAGCCACGTTAGGAATAGGATTAACAAGTATTCCATTAACAAACCCAACTACTCCATTTTTTAATAATGTTTTTGAATTAAATATAGAAAAAGGGGATAGTGTTTGGGTTCAATATTCTTTTGATTTACAAGCGACACAAGGAACTGGTGCTTTTTTAGATTTAACTTGGCAGTATAACGATATTGCAATAGATATAAATAGAACAATTGATATTGAATATATAGCTAATAAAAACGTTTCAAATACTGTTTTTAACGATATGACGGAAGCTGAATTAGCATCTACAAAAATAACCGCATATAAAGCTTCTACAATAGCAAATGAGTTATTTGTTGGAATTGATTATAATGAACTTGAAGAGCCGAAATATAATGACTTATATTTAACGAGAGGCGATATTTTAAGAAATAAATCAAATAGAGATAAGTTTAAATTAACGGCTTCAAAATTCTTTGATAATTTGGAAAAAATGACTGGTCTTGGATTAGGTATTTTTTATGATAATTCATTAAATACTACTTATAGACTTGCAACTATTGAGGATTTTTATACGGATAATATATTTAAAACCTATTCACTTGAATATGATGATGTAACTTTAACAATAGCAGAAAATATGTTATATAGAGCTATTGAGATAGGTTATGCAGACTTTAAAGATACAAACGAAGAATTACACGGCAGGAATGTATATCAAATAGAAGGTGTACAAAAAGGAAAAGCCACATATCAAAAAGTTTGTGAGTGGATAGCTTCAAAATTTATAATAAAAAGAGCATTAACACTTGGAAGCGACTCCGAAAATAATGAATATGATAATAGCTTGTTTATTTTATCTTTAGATAGTAATAAAGCAACTATTTCTGATAATAGAAATACAGCTACAATAGGCAAAGACCTTGTTTATGAGCAAAACGAATCAAATCAAATTGGATTGAATAGAAAATATTCAAGTCTTTATAATTTAAAAAGACACGAATATAAGTGGGGATTTGGTATATATAAAGGTAAAACTAATTTAGATACAGAAAAAAACGCAAATAATATAAAAGAAATAAGCTATAATGATGGAATAGGTTACATTAATTTGCCTAACTTTATCAAAGCTTCAAATGATATAACAGTAAACGATATAGACGTACAAGAT